CTCTGAATATCCAGCAACATCTGGCCCAGCTCCGTCGTGATAACGGTTCTGCGGTGAGGAGGTATTATCAGACTCAGGCTTACGACGATAAAGTAGAGGATCCAGTCGAATACGTTGCCGCTGATGAAGCGCTTCTGTATACCGATTGGCCTTTACCCTACTCGAACGATCCCCGAGCCATTGTAGTAGGACCAGTAGAGCGTGTACGTATATTGCATACACGATACGACTATCGGTTCGCTGCCAGGTTCAGGTATTTCATCAACTTCGACAGACTTGTCGAGATGGACCCGAAAACTTGGAACGCGCTGATGGGCGTGTTGTATGGGGGCGATCTAACCCCTGCTCTAGTATGGCAACTCATGCCCTGGTCTTGGTTGGTTGACTGGTTTTCTAACGCCAGTGAGGTCATCAGCAACATCTACGCTGATCCGTTCTCCAACCTTGTAGCAGACTACGCGTACATTACCGGTCGGTATCGAAGAATGGAGACTTGGCAATACAAAGTACGGCTTGTAAACAGAGCCGAGCCTTATTACTTCCAAGCTTCCGACATACTCGATTGGAAACGGCGGGTACGCGCTACGCCTTATGGATTTGGCATAAGCTTAAGCTCTCTGAGCCCAAAGCAAACTGCCATCCTTCTCGCGCTAGGACTGACCCGAGCGCGCAACAACTGATCCGGAACTTACCGGACAACTTGAGGTATCTCACATGCTTGATAACAGCCAAATTTCGGCCCTTACCCCCACGGTGGAAGGCGAAGACGCGGTCGTCGATAAGACTTTGACGACTCGTGAATTTCTCCTTACTCCCGGTGGCGGCGACATCACTATGGTCGCAGTGTCACGCGGCGACATGCGCAGTCGCTATGCTTCTCCGGATAACACCCTCAATCTGACGGTGTCTCATTCGATAGCAAAGCGAATACGCAGGTTATACCGCTTGGACTTCGAAAAAGTGTCGGCGGACCCGTTCACACCTGCACTAAACATTCAGGTGAGGGCTTCGGCATTCATCGTTCTCGACGAGCCCAAGAGAGGGTTTGATCGGGACGAGATGTCGAACCTACTGGTCCGCCTTGTCGCAAGCGTGTTGGACAACGCATCAGCATTTGTGGCCGGCGAATCGTGATCTGCAATTGCAGACCCTGACCGTCACCCACAACAAAGGAGAAATCCCATGCTAAGGACATTGTTCGACTACGTTGGTACGTGCGTTGATCATGTGATCGAAACAAGCCGTACCCTCTGGTCTCTTATCAGAGGGTCGTTTTGAAACGCTCATATGTTCGGCGCACGAGGCCACCTCGTAACTGAGGCGTGCTGTGAGCTGTGGGACTGGAATGAGTTAACCCCTATATAGGAGTAGCCCATGAAAAGCCAGTCGATCCTCGTACTACTCGACATCTTGAAAGATGCGAGTATAAGTCTTCGCGTCAACACCATCCGAGATGCGAAGTGCATCTTGGAACGTGTCAAAAGGGAGGGCGTGTCATTTCTAACACTAACCCTCCCCGACTTTTGCACAGACTTTGAAAAGAGTCTGAGCGACGGTCGTGTGTCCACGTCTCGCTTCTTAGCATTTAAGAAGCGAGGAGCGCTCCCACGTTTTCTCGGGGGTTTGCTCGGACTGATCTTTGACACTAAGTCTGGAGAGTTACTCCAAGAACCGAACGTAACCGCCATTCTCTTTGTGCGTCAAATAACACTGATGCACAAGAAGATTGAGCTTCCTTGCTCTCGAGCGAGAAAGCTTAAGGCAGTACGCGCATACTTGGAGACAAATGAGTCTTGTTTGTCGTGGACGGTTTGCGCCCAGGCAGCGGCTTTGCAACCGCTAACTCCTGGGTTCCCGCGTAGGGAACCCGCTATGGCGAGATTACTTTCGCCATATGGTGCAACTTGGTCAGAAGAAGGTGAGGATTTAAGTGAGATTGCCCATTGCTGGGGTACTCGCTTCGACCCAGACCATCGAGGTGAGGCTTTACGTCCTCATCCCGATAATTTTCTTAAGACCGAGGTTCAGCGTCCACCCGGTGAAATGTCCGCAGCAGAACTTAAATGGACACTTCAGTACGAAGGTTATCTAGCCATGTTTAGGCTGATATCGTACGAGCTGTGGTCTAGGGTGATCGACGATCAGGCATTCTTGCCCGAGAATCTTATCCCGAAACACGGCCCCGGTGCTACTGCGGAGCGCATCAAAGGAAATGCGAAATACAAACTCCGTAGTTGGCATGACAGACTAGAAGCGTGCTTTCCGCTTGACCTTTTCGGCATCCCTAACTGGGGTCACCAAGAGGCTCTCGCGGACGTACGTTTGCTCGCCCGGGAAGACGAACCACCCGTGAGGGTCGTTACGGTTCCCAAGACCTTGAAGGGGCCACGTGTGATCTCCATTGAGCCTGTTTGTATGCAATATACACAACAGGCTGTGATGGAGGTCCTTGTGAGGCAACTGGAAAAAGGGAATAGAAACCCGAAATCCGGTTCCTTCGCAGAAGGAGTCCTGAATTTTTCCTCTAACCAGAGGAATCAGGATTTAGCGCTCAAGGGGTCCAAGGATGGCAGCTATGCCACACTTGACCTCAAGGACGCATCCGACCGTGTACCCTACTCGCTGGTACGCTTGATGCTAGCTCACTGCCCGCATCTTTGGGCAGCGTGTGATGCGTCTCGCTCTCACCAGGCCCGTATACGTAAGGATCTATGTCCCTTCGTAGACGGAAAAGCCGCAGCACGGGGGCTTGACATCCCCTTATGGCGGTTTGCGTCCATGGGTTCAGCCCTCTGTTTTCCTATCGAGGCGATGGTCTTCCTGACCGCCGTCATGGTAGGGATAGGGCTCCACTCAATCAGCAAGATTGGGGGAGGCCTAGGCACGTGGTATGATGCCATCAGTTGGCTTAACGCGAAAGACGAGACAAAGGGGCTTGCCACATTTAGGCAGGCCCTAAGTCAGGTGTGTATCTTCGGGGACGACATCATTGTTCCCGTCGATTATGCGAAAAGCGTGAAAGATAGCCTTGAGGCGTTTAATCTCAAGGTTAACACCAACAAGACGTTTTCTACCGGACGGTTCCGGGAGTCTTGCGGGTTGGACGCGTACGCCGGACATAGGGTAACACCTGTGTACTTGCGCACTGACGTTCCAGTATCACGCCGTCAGGAGAAAGAGATCATCTCCACGGTCAGCCTTCGGAATCAGCTATACAAGGCTGGTTTCTGGGTTGCTGCGGAGAGGCTCGATCGTCATTTGGGGCAGTATATAACTTTGCCCCGTATTGGCGATAGGTCCATGATCCTAGGTCGCGAAAGCTTCTATAACTTATCAGAAGCTACGCGTTGGGACATAGAAATGCACCGTTGGCTCGTAAAGGGCTATAAGGTGCATCCCAAAAAGGTGAGCACTGAGATGTGTGATCACCAGGCCCTCCTCAAGTTCTTCCTAAG